CGCAATTGGCACCATTGTTGACATTACCGATCAGGTCAGCGCAGCAACGTTGACGGTCACCGCGGAAGCTCTTGAAGATACCGCATTCGGCCAGACATCCCGCACCATGACGGCAGGGTTGTTCTCGAATAGTTTGACATTGACGGTTTATGCCAGTTATGCATCGTCAGAGTCGTACGCGGTTCTTGCACCGTTGCTTGGCACCAAGTGCACCGTCAAAGTAAACCCAAGTAGCGCTGCTGATTCGGCAACTAATCCAGGCTTTATTTTGACGGATACCTATTTTTCTAGCCTACCTGTGATCAACGCGTCCTTGGGTGAGCTTAGTGTTTACGAGATCGAGCTCCAAGGGGGCACGTACTCGGTTGACACAACCGCATAATCAACGGCTCCAAGCCGACATAGGAGAACAATGAAAATTAAGTTGCAATTGAAGCGCACGGCCGACAGCGCACCCGAGTACTACTACACAAACCTGTTTGTGGTTACTGAATGGGAACGGCTTGAACGTCGCAACATTCAACAGCTCTCTGCAAACCCGTTGTACTCGGATTACGCCTGCTGGATGCACACAATTCTTAAAATCAAAGGCGAGCAAGTTGGTGACAACTGGCGCGAATGGTTAAGCAAAAACCCTGACATCGACATCCTGCCGGTACTGGACGAGACAGACCCAAACCCTACGGACGCGGCACCTACCGCCGCCAACTAGCAGAGGTACTAGTCGCGGTCGGTTGGTGGCCTAGCGACATTGCGTTTGACTCACGGGACTTAACCACGGTCATTAAAGTGCTTAACGAGGCAAACAAAAAACGGAGATGACGTGAACCAAGTGTCAACAAAGATTGAGGTCGTCGGGCTTAAAGAAGCCTTAAAGACCCTCAACAAAATCGACAAATCTTTGCGCCGTGAAATCACCAAGGATTACAAGAAGATTGTTCAGCCTGTTATTGACGACGCAAACAAACTTGTGCCCTCAAATGTCCCGCTATCTGGTATGGCGCGCAATTGGAGCACTAGATCAGGGTTCAAGATGTTGCCGTGGATACCAGGCATGAAACAAAAGATCGCTGCCAAGATCAACACGCGAAACATCAAGGAATACGGCGGAAACAAGTCAAATGTCGGCACGTTTCTTATCCAATGGCAGGGCGCAACTGGCACCATGTTTGACACGTCAATGGAAGGGCCACTAGGTCGCGCGCTAACTGCACGTTATGGCAGTCGCTCGCGAGTAATGTGGAAAGCGTACGAGCAACGCCAAAACGATGTCATGTCCGAGATGGAGCAATTGGTTAAGCGCGTCATGAGCGAAGCGAACAGAGAGACCGCGTAATGGCAATCAATATCCCGATCATCAGCGAGTTTGACGGCACAGGGGTAAAGAAGGCTGTCAAGCAATTCCAGCAACTTGAAACCGTCGGCGAAAAAGCACAGTTTGCAATTAAGAAGGCGGCGATTCCTGCAGCTGCCGCGCTCGGCGGATTGGCTATTGCACTTGGTGATGCCACGCGCGCCGCGATGGAAGACCAGCAAGAACAGGCCGCGTTAGCGCTTACTTTACAAAATGTGACTGGCGCTGGCGCCGCACAGACCGCGCAAGTAGAAAAACAAATATCGGCTATGAGTCGTGCGTCTGGAGTGGCGGATAGTGATTACAGAAAAGCGCTGGAGGCTTTAGTCCGCGGTACAAAAGATGTTGGCATTGCCATGAACGACATGAACCTCGTCATGGATATCAGCACGGCCACCGGCATGGATTCTGCCAGCGTTGCTGACGCGCTCGCCAAGGCATACCAGGGCAACTTTAAGGCGCTCCGATCACTAAGCCCAGAGATGTCAACCATGATCAAGGAAGGCGCAAGCCTGAACGAAGTCATGGACGTGCTCGGTGGAACCTTTGGCGGTGCTACAGCAACCAGCGCCGAAACCGCTGCAGGCAAAATGAAGATTCTTAAAAACTCAATAGGCGAAACCAAAGAGTCAATCGGTGCAGCGCTGTTGCCCGTGCTCGAAGCCGTCTTGCCTGTGCTCAACAAGTTCGCTGCATGGGCTCAAGATAACCCTCAAGCATTTTTGGCTATCGCTGCCGCAATCGGTTTAGTCGCAGCTGCGATCGTCGCCACAAACATTGCCATGGCGCTCAACCCGTTTGCTCTGATTGCTGCAGGCGTCGCGCTACTGGTCGCCGCGCTAGTCGTTGCATACAACAAGTTTGACTGGTTTAAAACTGGCGTAAACGCAATCATTAACGGCATCCTCGGCGCATTCGAGTCTGTTGTCAACGGTGCAATCATGATGGTTAACGGCATCATTCGCGCCTACAACGCCATTCCAATTGCGCCAGACATCAACACCATTGCTCACGTCAACTTGCCAAGCATTGGTGGCAACTCGGCTACACAAGCAGCAAGTCGCATGAACCTACCGCGCATGGCTGAGGGTGGCATTGTCAGCTCCCCTACTCTTGCCCTGATCGGCGAAGCAGGCCCAGAAGCCGTAGTGCCATTAGATCGCTTGAATACTGGCGGGGGAGTGACCATTAACGTCACGGGCGGACTTGCTACTAGCGCGGAGATCGGTGAGTCGGTCGTTAACGCTTTGCGCGCCTATTCGCGAAGCGCTGGGCCGTTGCAGTTACAGGTGGCGTGATGCCGGGCGTGGCGGTTGTTGATTCAGGCAACTATGACCTGCAGATTGCCACAGGTTTTCAGGTTGACGCTTTTGTTCTTAATGACGCTGTAAAGGGAGTATTGAACAATACCGAGTATGTGTTGGACGGTACGACCGAGTTTGCCAATGTAATGGACTCGACTGTCAGCATCAACGTGCGGCGCGGTCGCCGTGACGTGGGCGATCAGTTCAGCGCTGGCACAATGACATTTACCATTCAAGACGTAGACGGCATATTCAACCCGTTTGACCAAAACAGTCCGTACTACGACACCCCACAAGCCAAGCCAGGTCTTGCCCCATTGCGCGAAGTCCGACTAATCCGTTACAGTTCAACTAATGTGCCCGAATCATTGTTCAGCGGTTATGTCGTCAATTACGACTACAACTTCGCGCTCGGCGGTCTGGACACCGTGACCGTGTATTGCGCTGACCAGTTTTACCTACTCGCACAAACATTCCTAGACGAACTAAACGTCACCCCAGAGACATCAGGCGAACGCATAGAAACAGTCCTAGACCTGCCAGAGGTTGACTTCCCAGCAGGCGCTCGAAGCATTGCCACAGGCACCGTCAACCTTGGCCACGACAGCAACTACACCGTGCCGGCAGGAACGAACGTCCTGCAATACATCAGTCAAATCAATGAAACCGCCGAGTTTGGGCGTGTGTTTATGTCAAGGGCTGGCGTGTTCACTTTCCAAGAGCGCATCGGGAATACGTTAAGCGCGCCAGTCGCTGACTTCCATGATGACGGAACCAACTTTAAATATGACGGGGTTGGCATCAGTTTTGAGGCTGACTCGGTTATCAACCGAGCGGTCGTAACAGGGTTAGACGGCAAGACCGCTACCGCCACCGATACAGGGTCTATCGCAACCTATTTCATTCAGACAACAAGCATCACAAACAGCCTGCTACATGAACAAACTGCCATTGATGACGCTGCCGACTATCTGTTAAACCCAGAGCCCGAAGCGCGCTACACGTCTGTCGCAACAAAGTATCTGATGTTGACCACAGCCCAAAAAGACACCCTGGCAACCGTGGACATTGGTGACACGATCAGCGTAGAAAAGTCGTTCCCTAGCGGTACTGGCACAACCCAGTTGGCACAAGAGCTGTCCGTTGAGGGCATCGAGCATCGTCTGGATTTCAGCACAGGCCACAGCGTCCTATACAGCACCGCGCCAACTACGATCGTCTATGAATTGATCTTGAACGACCTGATCTATGGCGTACTTGACGCCGAAAATGTCTTAGGATAGGAGCACTATGACCACGCCATACCCGTTCGTTAGTGGGGCTGTGCTGACCGCGCAGCAACTTAATGACATTCAAAACTTGCCGATTTCGGA